TCAACGTGACTGCTTCATCAGATCCAGAAATCCAAAATACTTTTGCAGTACCTTCTCGGATTGTCAACAAACAGATAAAAGTCTTTCCCTGTGAGTATAGCCCCTCCTATCAGATCAAACTCTAATAGAAAAGAATCTTTATTTACTGTGACTTTTGTAAGGTGCTGGTTAAGGAACTCCACCCGGCTCTCATTGAAAGATTGAGTCTGTAGATACTCCTCCATCTCCTTATCTATATTTTGTATCACTTCCTCAATACTTTGTAAATCCTCATTTACTTCCAGTGTGAGGAGTTTATCTTTCAGATCCTCAAGAGTTTTCTCCAGCTCCTTATATCTCTTTGAGTAATCTTCTTTACTTATGATACCATCCATATAAGCATCTGTGAGCTTTTCTTTTCTTGCTGTCTGTTTTCTGATTTCTTCTTTGATTGTATCATCCCCCTGTGAGGCTCTGAGGCGTTCTCTGAGGCTTTCTAACCAGTTCAATAGAGATTTCCTTACCTCCGCTGTATTAACCTCTACAATCTGCTCAGAGAGGGATTGTAGGATACTGTAAAGAGCATTTTCTGAGAATGATTTATTATCACACCCTTTACCCGGAATCTTACCGTACTTAGAATAGCTTGAGCACTTAAATTTAACGTAGCCATTTTCTAAAGATCTCCAATATTTAGCCCCACACTTAGCACAGTAGATTTTACCGCTAAAGATACTCTTACCACAATTCCTACCACGTTTCTCATTTTTAATACTCTGTACTTTAGATCCTTTGATCTCCTGTACTCTATCCCAGAGCTCAGGCTCCACAATAGCCGGGACAGCTCCGGGAATATGTACCCACTCACTTTTAGGATTTAGTACAGTCTTTTTTGTATCAAAATCATAATGTCTCTGGTTAATGACGTACACCCCTTTATACTTCTCACTTGATAACATTCTGGAGATAGTGGTAGGATCAATCTCATTTCCTGATCTGTTCCTGTACCCCATGTCATAAAGAGTATTAGAGATAGCTCTCAAGCCCTCCCCTGAGGCGTACATATTAAAGATCATCCTTACAACCTCAGCCTCTTTCTCATTGATTACCAGCTCACCATTAACTTTATCATACCCTAAGGATCTTGAGTTATTTACTATAGAGATTTTCTCCCCGTTCTTAGCCGCCTCTATTCTTCTTTTGTAGCTGTTGTTGATTTTCTTACTGAGCTCCCTACTGTACTCCTCAGCTAAGATAGCCTTGATCCCGGAGATAAGAGCGTTATCCGGGGAGTAGAAAGTATCCTCAAGGTACATATACAACCTTTTCCCATGAGTAGTAAGGCGGTCTATCCAGATGTACCAGTCTAAAGTATTTCTCTGGAGCCTGTCCTGTGACTTGATAACTACAATATCAAATTTATCATTTTCCAGATCTTCAAATAATCTTCTGTACTCATCTCTCCTCTTTATCTGAGTACCACTTTTGCCCTCATCTACATACTGATCTACCAGTTTCCACCCTTTCTGTAAAACAGCATCTTTACACTCAGCTACCTGTTTCTCCAGAGCGTTAAGCTGTTTCTCTTCCTCTGTAGATACCCTTGCATAAAATACCGCTCTTAATTTCTCCTGTACCATCCTGTTTTCCTCCTGTTGATTAGAATTTGTACAGGTTTGTCATAATATCTCATACTTATTATACATCTTTTTGATACTATGTAAACCCATTACTTATTATTTGAGTAATAACCAGAAATCTCCTGAAATTTAGACAAAAAAAAATAGGGCTATCAGCCCTTACACTGATAGCCCTCTCAAAATAACCCTTTTGGATTATAAGAGTGTCAAATCTGAGTTGTTTACCCAGCTCATAATACCGCCAAGTAAACACTTACCGGATCCTACTTGAATAACCTTGTATTCTGATCCTTTTACAAAACTTGCAATCTTCTGTCCTGTAGCATAGTGAGTAGCGGATTTATTCACCCTCACTCTACAGCCTACACAAAAGCCTTTTGTACCCGGTAACTTAAGAACCTGTCCCACATAAATGAGATTTTTATTCTTAATGTTATTCAGGTCAACTAATACCTGTACTGTAGTTCCAAACTTGTTAGCAATCTTTGTAAGATTGTCTCCAGATTTTACAGTATAAGTTTTAGCTGTTGTAGTAACCCCTGTAGGCTTCTTATTTGCCCCTGTATCTGGTTTTTCCGGCTTAGGTGTAGAGTTGTTAGCCTTTGTGTATTTAGGTCTTGCAAATCCACGAATATAGCCCCATCCGATAGCTACAGTTCTGTGACCTACAATACCGCCGCTCATGTTACCCTCTGTAGTTTCAAAATTCTTAGATCCTACAGATCTTACAACACCGATATGATCTGAGTAACCGTCATTCGGCTGAGTAGCATCATCCCAGTTAAATACTACGATATCACCTTTCTCCGGGGTAATGGTTCCATCTTCAATCCAGATCCCGGCTTTCTTAAAGAGTTTAACGTGTTCTTCAACTCCACACTCAGTACCGCCGATAAGATCCACGGCTCCAGCCTTAATAAAAGCCGCTGACACTGTAGTATCACAATAGCTATCATTATAGCTTACTGCATAGCTACGGGCTAAAGGCTTATGACTGTTGTACAGATCAATGATAGGCTTGTGAGTGCCTTTTGCTCTGCTAAGCCCTACCCAGCTATCCATGATATCAATAATCTGTTGTGCTGTTACTCCCATTTTGGTTTCCTCCTTTACATTGCTATTCACCTTACTTTTTAAGGTGGTATATACGAATTTCTGACGGGACTTATAAGCCCCTACCTGATTACCTGTATCAGTACAGCAAGCGGAATAAATGTGATCCAGTGTATAAGGCTTTTCAGTCTTACCCAGTACCCTCTTAACTGCACTTAAGCCTCCCTGATGTCTAAAGTTAGCACACATCATAAGAGCCGCCTGATCTGTTACTCCCAGCTTCTCAGCCTCAGCAACATATTTTTCCATCTGTTCTCTAACAAGGCTGTCCTGTACCTCTTTCCCGGCGGCTGAGGAGATGATCTTAACAATAGTCTTAGCCTTTGCTGAGCTCTTCTTTAACTGGTACTTACTCCAATCTGCACTCTTAAGATCTGCCGCAATCTCACCCTTAGAGTCCAACTTTTTGAAAGTATCAGGATCTTTCTCTTTAATTTTCTGGAGGAGTGTCTTAGCCTCCCCAGCAAACCACTGTCCGGCTCCAATGGTAATAGCTGTCTCATTTGAGGAGTTTGTATAGGCTTCTGTGAAATCATCATATCTACAATTTCCGTAAACCTGTCCTCCTGTCTCAACCGCATAAATGATTTTTACCAAAATCTCTAAATTTGTTTTACTTAACATCTGCCCTCACTCCTTTCAGGCAAAAATAAAGAGAGCACCTGTGAAGTGCTCCCCTCATAATAATTACTGTGGATCTGTATAACTCTTTGCTCTTTCACTGTCTCCTAAGCCCTTTGTAGTCGGATCGTTTAATGTATTCCAAACTGATACAGCTACCAAAGAGAGTACATAAGGATTAGATACAGCTCTCACAATGAGCTCCCCTAACTTTCCCCATGTAGTAAGATCCTGAGCTGTTAATCCGGCATATGCAAGAACCGGAGTCAGGATACTAAGTACAATCTGTACCCAGAAAACAGGATTTTTAACTCTTACTTTCAGGTTCATAAAATACCTCCAAAAATCTTATTTACAGTGAGTAATAATCTGAGGAGTATCACTGTAAGTTATCCTCAGATAGATAATAAGGATCACCTCCTACTTTAGCCCCACCTGTACGGCTAAAGAACCCAACACAATAGTTACTAACCCGGCTACAAGTAACCACTTGAATTTCTCCCATTTATTACTGTCTTTTCCCTCCAGTTTGTTAAGTCTTTCAATCGTATCATTAAGATCCTCTCTCATGTACTTAACTTCTGTGGCAAGCTCTTTGATAGCACCTATGAGATTGTTATTCTCTTTAATCTCCTGATCGTGCTCATCAATTCTTATGGTATTGCTTTTTGCTCTTTGCTCAACTTCTGTAAGTCTGTGCTCAAAGTCAATATCTCTATCCTCCACTCACTGAGATCCTCCTTTCTGTCAGAATAAAAAGGAGGGTAACAAAACTGTTACCCTCAGTCCTAAGGATTCTCTCCTTACTCAGCCAGTTCCGGTAATTCAAGATCAATCAGGATCTCTTTTACCTTGTCCTTAAGGACTGCCGGAACCTCAGCAAATGTTTTCTTACCCTTGATAATCAGAGTAGCATAAATCACAGCCATGACCGTTACCTCCTTTCTTAAGATTGTTTTAAGGATGAGACTGAACAACATCAAGCCTCACCGCCTAAAATCTTTTCCACCTGTTTCCTGAGTTTCACAGGAACATCCTCCAGAGTCTTTAACCCCTTACGGATCAGATCAGCATAAATCTTAGCCATCTCTCACACCTCCTCTTAAGAAATAATCTGCTCATAGACCTCAGCAAGAGCAAGCTGGAGATCTGTAGCCTGTTGATCCAGAGAATCATTTTTCTCAGCCATGAGCTTAATATACTCATCTTTCTCATAGACTTCCTCTGTCTCAATCTTCCACCCGGTAAATCCCGGCTGATCTTCTGTACCGGGATCCTCAACATGGGTAATACCAGATCTGACAATTACAGTCTCCTCAGTAATCTCCAGAGCTTCAACCTTATCCGCACTGGACATAACATTTGTAAACTTCTCCATGATCTTTTACCTCCCTTTCATAATAATTTTGCATATATTCTATAAGGGGCTCCATGTACTTTTTAAATAGCCTGTAGCTATCACAGTTTCCAAGCCACCCTTTATAGCTGTTGAATGAACACCACTCACTGTAAGTAGGTGGTATGTCATTTTCCATTTTCTTTCTACAAGCTCTCATTTTCCGCTTAAAATTGATAGCGGTACTCTTCCTGAGTAATGTATACTCTCCAAAGAACCTGTAGCCTACAAAATCAACACCTCTCACTTTTGTAGGGAATATCTGATAATTGCCTTTAATATTTAGGTGTAAATAATCTCTTGTGTAAGCCGTTACTTTTCTATGAATTTCATGTAACTCCTCTTTTGATGAGGCAAAGATAACTACATCATCCATATATCTGTAATAGTGCTTAACGTGTAATTCTTCTTTAACCCAGTGATCGAAAGAACTAAGGTAAAAATTGCCGCTGTATTGGCTCATATAGTTCCCTATAGGGATCCCTGTGTTAGGATCAACCTCTATCTCTCCAGACAGAGACAACTCAATAAGATCCTCCTCTGTAGCTGTATTTATACTGTCTGCTATCTCATCCAGTAACCAAAGGAGCTCAGGATCTTTAAATACTTTTCTGAATTTCTGTTTGAGGACTTCGTGATTTATGGACTTGTAATAGTGGTGGAGATCAATCTTATAACAATACCTTGTATTCTCCTCATCAGTGAGGAGTATTGACGGAACCCACACGGATTTCTTTTTACCGTCTACACGTTTTGTCTTATAGTATCCTCTAAGATCATTTACTATAGGCTGTATCCCCTTTCCGGGAATTGCACTATATGTATCTGCTGTCATATTCGCCACTAAGAATGGCTCTATAACTTGCAAGATAGCCCACTGAGCTATCCTGTCAGGGAAAAATGGTAACTTGTACACATCTCTCTTTTTCTTGCCCTCATTTAAAATAAAGATCTCATACTCTGAGGTTTTAAATAAATGATTCTTGAGCATATACTGTAGTCCGGCTAAGTAGTAAAACGGTCTTTTCTCAATCTGCTTTACTTCTTTGTACCAGCCTTTTCCTGATTTAGCATTTTGATAAGCTCTGTATAAGTTATCCATGCTACAGATAGAATTAAAGAGATCTTTTGTACCTGTCATTTATTTTTACCAACCCTGTTAAATTTTTTGTATGTACCAAAGGGGAACCGACCTTTATTGGTATCCCTAAACGGTATTTCAAAGATTTTTCAATCCCCTTATCAGTACCCCTTTACATACTTTTTACCCAGTCCGGGAGGCTCCCGTCTGTTTTATGTTCTGCCAAGAGGCAAGGTCACTAAATCCCAGTATTTTCAAATTTTTCTTGCTTTTCACAAGGGTACATATTGCAACTGACCGCTGATATTACGATTACGATTACCTGAGGTATTATTCACATTCAGATAGAAAGGTGAGCAATTACTGCCATTATTCCATTTACCGCCAAGTTGAGTAACTATAAAGCCAACTCTATTAGTGACCTATGAAAATAGGGAGCCTTTCAGCCCCCTATTGTTCAATCAATATTCAATTTTATTTTCCCTCAGCCTTAAGCCGCCGTAACCTTATAAAGATATTTAGGCTTATCTGCCTGAGGTACATACAGCAACCGACCGCCGATATCACGAAAACGACCACCCGAGGCAGCATTCACACTCAGATAGAAAGGCGAGCAACCACCGCCAGCATTCCATACACCGCCAAGGCGAGTAACCAGAAAGCCATTGTAACTATGGTTTTCCCAGTGCTGAGCTCCTACAAAGTTACTTGCACCTTTGCACTCTGTAGGGAGGAAAAGGTACGGGTGAGCCGCATCATAGCCAAACTTACTAACCCAGCCGCCAGCTTTTGCCATTGTAAAGCCTGTGTTCTGGTAGTTCTCTTTTGTATCATCAGCCATAGTAAGATTATCAGGATTAACATAAGCGTTCTGGATATCCTTACACTCAATGTTAATACCGTCCAACCATGTCCAGATATTTCCCCAGAGGTTCTCTTCTCCTCTGTAAGATACTGAGCATTTACCGTTAGTACCTGTAGGATCAATACCAGACTTGTTACCAAGAGCACTTGTACCGCCTGTATTAAGAGCTAAGTTAGATGAGCTATCATCTGTCAGAGTACAAACTCCCTGACCTACTTTAGTCTGAGCATCAAGGTGAGCATACTCAACCATTAAGAGGATCTGAGTTACTGAGAGAGCAAAGATGTTATGCAATCTCCATCCCTTTCCTCCGGCTGTGTTGTCTGCCTCAACTCCTGTATTTCTGTTATCTGCAAGAGCTCTTGTGTTCTTTCTTGTGAGGTTCTGAGTTTTACCTGAGCAAGGTTTAGCTCCGGCAATACTACAGAGTTTGTCTCCTGTAGAGGCTGTAAAGTCTGCTACCTGAGCATCATCCAAAATATAAGCACCCTCAGAGGTATCATACAGAGATCCCTCAAAAGCTGAGAGGTAAATGAAATCCTGTTCCTGTCCATTAGCCGCCTTAAATTCATCAATAACGATAAATCCCGGCTTAGCTACAGGAGATACATAGTAACGGGCTTTATCAAACTGATAACCTCTACCATAAGAGGCTTTACTCATTGAGAGAGGTACAACCTTAACCCAGAACTTAGGCTGTTTTACCATAACCTGTACCAGAGTACCTACAGGGAAGTTTTTAGTTACCGCCGGAGTAGATTCTCCATTAGCCGGAGTGATCTCTACATTTACCGCCTGTACCAGCTTTCCGGTTTCTGTGTACTGAGGATCCCCATAAGATCCCAGCTCATAGCCATCATCAGAAAGGATAACTCTCTTTCTACCTCCCCACGGGGTAAGACTATCGAAAAACTCTCCCTCTGAATGTCCTACAGCTCCAGCTAAACGGGTACATTTCTTATTTACAAAGTCTACCTCAACTCCATAAATATCCTCATCCATGTAACCTGTATAGCCTTTCAGATCATCAATCTGATTCTGTAAATCAATAACCTGAGATACAGTAGCCGCCGCCGCTGGATCTACGGTAACTGTTACGTTTGCCGCATTTCCTACAGTAGTTACCATGTTCATAATCAGGGATGATACACCAACCCCATTATAAGGCGGCATATAGTCCGGGGTGGATACTGACTCATCTACAATACATACACTGTAGAGGATATCTCCCTCAGCCGGATCTACTGCATAAAGTCCTACAGTTCTAACATAATAGCCCGTCTTAAGAGCCGTATTAGAAAACTGAGTGCTTACCTGTACAGTAGCATCATTTTTCTTTGTAATGTCTGCAATCAGAGCCTCCTGTTTAATCCCTGTCAGGGATGTAAGTCCGGCTAACTGTTCCTGTTTGTAAGTAGTGTCAGATGTACAGATCTTACTAAAATTAAGTTTTGTTTTTCCTGACATAATCTTACCCATCAGGGCTACACCCTTTTTAGTAATGACCGCTGATTTATACTGTGCCATTTTTAAAGTCCTCCTTTATACTGTAATTACTTGTGAGGTACTTACTGCAATTCCTACAGTTTTCTCCTCATGCAACTCATTTACTGAGTTAATATCATTTGTTACTGTCTTACTTACCGCCTGTGCTGATCCAACTCCCGGATAGAGAGTAAGCTCAGAACTATAAGACTCAGAGATATCATTTGTGATAACACCCTCTGAGGCGGTAAGAAATGGATGAGCAATATACAGCCCTTGCTCAAGAGGGTACTCTTCTTTTATGTCATTGGTTATGGTATAGCTCATAGCTGTTACACCACCAACTCCATAGTAGATCCCGGCGGATCCCTCCCCCCTGAGAACGTTCTTGAGATCAAGTACCAAGTTAGCCGGGAGAAAGTAGTCAAGCATCCGTGTAATTTCATCAAAGATACCATAGCCTCCTACATTCGTGATAATATGGATCAGGTATTTTTTGTAGTCAGAAATTATCTCATAGTTACCAGCTCCACACAGACTCTCTAAACGCTGTTTAAGCTCTCCCTCTGTGTATGGCTCTTTATCATTCCAGTACACATAAAGACGGGCTTTCCTTTGCTCCAGAGTATCCTCAGCCTCCGGGTAAATCCCGGCTATCTTTTCCAGCCTCTTAACTCCGTACTCATCCGCTGTCTCAATAAACAGATTCTTTAAGGCTCTATCAGTTTCCCCATAAAGCCTTAAAAATTCCAGATCCTCAGTTTTTGCAAGCTCCTGAAATTCACGGATCTTTCTGAGCTCTTTGATCCAATACTTGATAATGTTTACACTATCACGCATCTACTACCACCCCCGTTTCTGACGGTACGGGGATCTCATCAGAGGCAAGAGTGAAATTATCCGCTACCCCGTTTATCTTTGTATCTGAGATATCAACAATCCCCTCAATTTTTAAGAGTCTTGCCTCAACCTGAGTAATACGAACACTTAAAAAAGACTGGTTAGCCCAGTCTTTCCTCATTTCCAAAAGGTACGCCTCAATAGCGGCTTTAATATCCTCACCCAGCCTACTCCATGAGTAACCCTCTTTATAAACGATATTAACGGATACAGTAATAGGAACCTCCTTAACAGTCACTACCGTAACAGTGTGACCTATAGGAGCTATACCAGATCCATTACCTCTATCAGATAGTGGATCCATAGCCTCTTGTACCTCACTTACTAAGGTCTCTGAGGCTTTATCAAAATCACTGTTAATAATAATCAGCTTAACAGTTCCTCCCCCGTCCCATGCCGGGATAACCTTTGTATCTCCTACGCCGTTTAGCTTGTTTGCTTTCTCTTTGTAGTCTTTCTTGTTACCTCCGAAAGGAGCTGTCTCAAAACTGGAGAAATACCGGGCTCTTAATACCTCAGTATCTTCCTCATCCTCTGCCGGGATAAGTACCTCTGTCAGTCTTGCAATTTCCAGATTAGTAATAAACTCAATGGCGGTAAGATCACCAAAATGTTTATTACCATCTGTACCTACAGTCTCACACTCCATCTGATACAGATAAGTACCAGAGCCGCCCTCCTCTGTAGGATTTCCACGCCCTATATATTTCTTTGAAATATAGTTGAGCTCATCCAAAGAGAAACGCTGACCTACTCCAATGTCAACATTAAACTCTCCCTTTAAAACCGCCGCTGTAGCCGGATAAGGAGTAATACCACGCTCTTTACACCTGAGTATCAGGTTATCCCTATCACAGGTATCAGCATAGCCCTCTCTTATGAGTCCATCCAGCTCTGTATAGTGGATAGCAAACTCTAAGCCAGCCGGAGCAATAGCGGTATATAAAACAGATCCCTCTGTCTTATCAATATCATCCCTTGTATTTTCTAAGAGTCTATCTAAGATAGCCTCATAGGTCTGATCCTCATACATCTATTTCCACCTCCCCTAAATCTGTAAGTAATGTAAATGTAATGTGGAGCTTATCTTTCTCCACTGTTACTTTTAAATCCTGTATTCCTGTGATGTAAGGGTGCTGAGTTACACACTCAGTTATCATCCTCTCTACCTCACTCTCAAGGTACTCCTGAGTATATGAGTAGCCTAAAAGATCTGTATACTCCTCACCGTAATCCCATGAGAAGATCAGCCATTCATAACGTTTAGTTCTTAGTGCAAGATGTACCCACATTACAATAGCATCCAGCCCCTCAACGATATTCCCGGTCATTTTCATAGTATCCCAGTCAATTTCAAAATCTTTTATTGTATACTCTTCCTCTTCGTCTACAATATCCTCAGCGAACTCCTCAGCATCATCAAAAGGAAATAAGCCTCCTGTATCACTCATGGTTTCACCACCTTTTCAAGGATCACATAAGTAGTATTATCATTGCATTTCATGACAGCCACCAGATCTCCCTTTTTAAGCCCGGTCTTTCTTACAGCCGGATTAGTGGTTTTAAAACTTCCGTCATAATGTCCGAAAGTTACATCTGATACATAAGGAACTTTCAGAGGAAATTGATACCCAGCCATTAAGTGAGCCGCTATATAAACATCATCACCATCCAGCACAAGTCCATCAATTTCCACTGATGTAGCACTTCTCATAGTGCCTATAAATAAAGTTTCCGGGTTATCCTTTGAGCCCTCTTGTCTCATAATGTCCATGAGATTAGCACAAACCTGATCTGCTTTAGCCATGTATCACACCTCCTTTGTATCCATTGCTTTTTTAAATTCAAGGGTAAGTGTCATAGTATGCACACCTTTTTCCCATACATGGGTATCTCCTGTAATCCAGAATAATCCCTTTAATCCTGTAGCCTTGTCCACAACTGCTACCCCGTTACCTGTGATAGCCGCCATCATATTTTTACCGAGGGCTTTAATAGTAGCGGTCTTATCAATACCATGTAACTTTGATTTTGCTGTTGTAGTGGCGTTCTTATCTTTCTCCTTTGTGTAGGTTTCCTGAAAAATACCATATTTCTGATTTTTGGTATTTTGCACTACACCAATCTGCTTACCGTCCCCGTCATAGATACGAACCTTATTAACCATATTCTCAAGAGTTTCCTTGAAAGCTGACTCTGTAATGTTTGTATTCTCATCCAGTTCATAGGTACAGACTGTAGCCCCATACTCAACTACATTCAGTTTTCCCTTACTTGCCCTAATCATATAGAGCTTTTTGTTTACCTGATGAGCCTGAGTATAAGCACTCATAATAATGTCATAGATTGTTTTATCTTTGACTATGAGCTTTTGACTATGCCCCGTCTTTGCTAAGGATCCTACCGGGATCTTTAAATCCTCACAGACAACTCTTGTGATCTTCTCAGCCGTCTTACCTTTAAAGTTGTAAGTGGCTTTACTCTTCTTTGTGTAGTAGCAAAGATCATAAGCTGTATAAGTGATATTCCCGGTCTTACTGCTTCTTTCTCTCTCAACAATAAACCCTCTAAAATACTCAGTCTTTAAATCATCTGAGTATAAGTAGAGGGTTTCTGCAAGTTTCAAATTAAGATGTTTGATGTTAGGATCATAAGGAGCATTTACTACCGTGATCTCCAGCTTACGGGTTACTTGTGACTTAGATCCGCTCCATTCAATAGAGATCACATAATCTGTTATATCATTCTCCAGCTTGTGTAGAATCTTCATATATGCCCTCCTTATGGAATCGTCAATTTCTGACCGGGATAGATCAAGTTTGGATTTTTGATTTTACCCCGGTTAGCATTGTAAATCTTTGTGTACTGAGCCCCGTTACCATAAAACCTTTTAGCAATATTCCAAAGACAATCACCACTCTTAACAGTGTAGGTCTTTGTCTTTTTCTTTGCCGCTGGTCTTTTCGGTTTGCTTTTCTTTTTGGTAGTTTTCTTTTTCTTTGTCTTTTTGAGTTTCGTCTTTTTGATTTCTACCGCCCTGTATTCTTTCAGGGTAAGATCATAATAAACATCTCCTGTCCCGTCCTGTTCCCCGTATTTCAGAGTTTCAATAGTGACCTGAAAGTTTATCTTTGTCCCGGTAATAATCAACTGTACAGGCTTTCCTGAGCTTTTCCATGAAAGCAACTTATTGATGTAAGTGTAAGGAGCCTGTCTACCAGAATTGTTAGCATAGTTTCTATCTCTTTTAGGAAAGTGGGAGGAGATAGTTCCCGTCTTTAAATCCCTCTTTCCTAAAAGGTTTACCTCACCAATGCTATTAACATTTACTGAGGTATTATTATGCTTTTCTGTAAAGGCGAAAGACTCAGGATTTACAGGTAACATAATTTTGTCAGAGTTTGACTTTTTTAACCAAAACTCCATAATCCTCCTCCTTTACTTAAACCATTGTTTCCTGAACCTTGCGGAGTTTTCTTACCATTTCCTCCATAATCACATCAACATCCGCTGTCTCTGTGAATGTTACATTCTCAAAACGGATCTCAAGAGGTCTGTTCTCTTTTGTCTGCTTTGTTTCCTGTTTGGTAAGGAGTTTCTCACCCTCATGAGCCATGATAGGAGTACCGTCCTCACGGATCTCTCCTGTACCCATTGCTCTACTAACCATTCTCACTCCCCTTGTGGATCGTTCATACTGGTTAGCTTCATTCTTAGTCAGGAGTTTCTCACCCTCATGAGCCATGATAGGATAGTTGTCATAAGGTACACGGTCTACACCCATTGCTCTACTTGCTCCACCAACACCCTTAGGCATACTTGCCGCCGCACTTGCCGCACGACTTACAGCCGCCGCTATACTTGCCGCTGCACTGTTTACAGACGCCGCCGCTGAGTTTGCTGATCCGGCTATACTTCCCATTGCTGAGGAGAATGAGCCAGCCAGTGAGGATAACGCTCCTCTAATAGCACCACCGTAGGAAGAGATACCACTGTAAGCACTTGCAAAAGCACTCAACACTGAACTCCAACCGGAAATAGTAACTGAGAGAATACTACTCATATTGGAACTGAATGAGGAGTTAAGCTGTGTGAGGGCTGACTGCATAGAACTCATAGAAGAACTCAAAGCCGCCTGAGCCGCTGTAAAACTTGCACTTATTCCTGTCCAGCTCACTAAGATAGAAGCCTGTAAGGAAGTTAATCCGGCTGACATCTGATTAAATGTTGCTGAGATTCCCGTCCAGCCGGAAGTTACCGCCATTCCCATAGCTGTAAAAGCTGTGGTAAAGGTTCTGGAGATTTCTACCCATCCAACTGTTAAGCTGGTCTGTAAAGTAGTAAACCCTGTTGTCATTCCGGTAAAGGCTGTATTGATACTTTCCCACCCTGTTGTTACCGCTGTCTGAATTGCTGTAAAAGCTGTTGTGAAAGCTGTACTAAGAGTAGTTAAGCCTGTTGTTACTGTAGTGTTTGAGGTTGATACATTAGCCGCACCTGTTGAGTAAGCTGTGTTAATGCTTTCCCATGCCGCCTGTACTTCTGGAGCTATGAGGTTAAGCTGGTCAAATGCTGTTTGATATTCCTGTACACTTGCCTCAGCCTGAGGAGCTGAGCTTGCAACCTCCTCTGATCCACCAGAGAAGAAATTACAAATCGAATCCCATGCACCGCTTACAAACTCACCAACTGAGGACAAAGCACTTGATACCTTTTCACTGATTCCCTCAACTACCCCTCCAATACCATCCACTATACCAGATAGGGAAGTTTGAGCCGTTTCAAAAGCACCTGTAACCGCTGTCCATGCTCCCTCTGCAATTCCTCCCAGTCCGTCTAAGCCGCCTGAGAAGATTCCAGCTATACCACTTACAACACCGCTCACAACACCTACCGCACCAGAGATTAAACCTCCAGCCGTATCAAATGCCGCTGTTATTACATTCCATGCACCCTCAACTATTCCTTGTGCTCCACCAAGCCCACCGGAAAAGATTCCGGCAATGCCTGAGATAATTCCACTGATCGTAGATACAACTCCTGAGATGATTCCACTTGCAACACTGAAAGCTGTTTGGATCACACTCCATACTGTAGACACTACCGGAGCTATTGCTGAGAAGCTACCAGAAAATACTCCTGAAAGTGTAGAAATCACTCCAGATATCACACCTACCACGCCGCCGATAATACTACCAGCCACGCTAAAAGCTGTTTGGATCACATTCCAGACTGTTGATACAATAGGTGCTATAAAACTGAATACAGAGGAGAAAACACTCTGTAACACTGACAGCACACCACTGATAAAATCAATTACTGTTGAGATCACTGTACCAGCTACGCTAAAGGCTGTACTGATAATACTCCACACTGTAGGTAAGTATGGAGCTAAGAAACTAAATACCGACTGTACCCCACTCCACAATACCTGTAGAACTGGTACGATTATACCGACTACCTGACTAATCAAATTTCCGGCACTCTCAAACGCTGGTTTTATTCCCTCCCATGCTGATTGAATGTAAGGAGCCATCTGATCGAAAATCTGAACAAAGTAATCCTTTAACCATCCAATAGCTGAGCCTATAGCTTCTGAGGCTGATAACAGGAAAGATCCAGCACTCTCAAACGCTGAGGAGATCATACTCCAAGCATCTGATACTACAGGAGCAATAGCTCCCATTACACTCTCCACTATACTCAGAATAGCATCCAGAGCCGGAGAGATCACATTTCCAGCCGCCTCAAACACCGTCCCCAAAACTGAGATTGATGTAGAGATCACCGGAACTATCGCACTCACCGCCGTTTCAAAAACTCCCATGTGATTAGATACAGTCTGCACTAATTTCTCAATAGCCTTACCGACCTTATTAACCGCTGTGGATACTGGAGGAGCTAACCTCTGAACAGCACCACTCAGACTGTTTATTACGCTTACCACAATAGGCTGAGCCGCTACAAAGATATCTGTAGCTGTCTGGATCAGTGGAGTGATTCCGGTTACTACCGCTGTTACTGCATTGGTAATTCCCGGTAAAACGCTCACTACAGTACCAGCCGCCGCTGATACAGCCGTTTTCAGTGAGCTAAAAGCTGTTTGAACCATTCCCAAACTTGCCGCCGCTAAATTAGCAAATGAGCTAATAATAGGGTTATCCATGTTTAGGGATGTAGTTGTTGTTGTCTCAGGCTGTGGGCTTGCCGCCTCAGTTTGTGAGGGCTGTTGGCTTGCCTCCATGTTTGGAACCTGTATACTCTGACCTGTAAAGATCTTGTTAGGATCCGGGATATTATTGTAAGCCGCAAGATCTTGATATGTGGTTTTATACTGTTTAGCAATGGCTGAGAGTGTGTCTCCACTCTGCACCGTATAACCTACATACTTAGATACCTGTGAGGCTACCTCTCCTACCCCTGAGCCAGCCTGTTTAACTGATGAGGCTACATTACTCACAGATGTAGTTACCTTTTTCATGGAATCCGGTAAGAGATCCATTAAGCCACTTGATAAGCTCTTTACTATAGAGGCTCCAGCCGCCTTAACCTTAGGAGCTCCTGTCTCAATAGCTGTAGCAATGGCTGTAGGTAACGCTGAGAAAATGTTACCAATCATAGGAATAGCATTATCAAACGCAAATGTAACAGCACTTCCAACTAACTGAGACATTGCGGTTTTTACATCTCCTCCAACGGCTAAATTACCTAAGAGATTTTGAGCCGCCGCTTTCATGGAGCTAAATGATCCACTGAAAGTAGTAGCCGCCTCTTTTGCTGTTGTACCAGCAATATCAAGATTTTCCTGAATTGCATGAACCGCATTATAAACGTCTGACAGGTTACTAATATCGTACTTCTGCCCCGTGAGCTTCTCAGCATCAGAAAGGAGTCTTTCCATTTCCGTTTTAGTACCGCCATATCCTAACTTTAAGTTATCCAGCATGGTATAATTCTGTTTTGCAAAACCCTGATAAGCGTTCTGGATATCTTCCATACTGGTTCCCATCTTATTAGCATTATCTGACATATCAACTACAGCCATGTCAGCCACCTGAGCCGCCTTTTGAGTATCTCCACCCAAACTCTGCAACAATGAGGCTGAGAAAGCTGTTACTGTTTCCATGTAGTTATTTGCTGATAATCCGGCTGTCTGAAAGGCGGCATCTGCATTTTTCTTTACAATGTCTGCACTGTCCTTAAACAGTGTTTCAACACCACCTATACTCTGCTCAAGTTTTGAACCCTCTAACAGGGAGCCAGTCATAACAGCGGATACCGCTATAGTAGCCCCTTTAGCTAAAGTCTTGAGCATCCCTCCAATCTTGCTCAGTACAGCACTTGCCATATCCTTTACTTTTACCAGTGGAGCCGCTACAGCACTTCCTAAGGCTGAAAGTCTGCTCCTTACATTATTGATAATACCTGAGGCTGTATCTCTAATTCTGATAAAGGGACTTGCTACCATGTGTCCTACTGCCCTGATTCTACTTGTTACACTGGAGACTATCCGGGAGGCTGTGTCTCTTACTCGGATTACAGGACTTGCAATAGTCCTACCTACAGTCCTCAAAGTATTCCTCACTCTTGTCAGAGTGGCTGAGGCTGAGTCTCTCAACCTCACAATCGGAGCCGCTACCTGAGATCTGATACTATTTAGCCTCTGCCTGATCTGGTTCAGTCTATTTGTAGCCTGATCCCTTAACCTGACAAAAGGGGCGGCTACTCTGCTACCAACACTGGAAAGCGTTGATCTTATGCTTTGTAGCCGCCTACTTGCTTCATCCCGTAACCTAACTACTGGAGCTGTTACCATACTCCTCAGGCTTGCCAATCTCTCCCTCAACGCTGACACACGCTGAGTAGCTCCTGAGTCATTGACATTAACCTGAGCATCTACTGTCCCTCTTAATCCATCCAAATTCTCTCTGAGCTGTTCAGTCTCTCTTTGAGCCTCCGAGGTATCAGCCTCCACTGTAGCTGTAGTATCAGTGCCATTTACCTGATCCAGTACCTCTTGTATCTGATCTACCTGTTGCTGAGCCGCTGAGGTATCAACGTCAACATCTGTACTATAATTTCCCCCGGTCATTTGCTCCAGAGAGGATCTGGTAGAGTCTATAGCCTCCTGAAACTGCCTCTGAGCTTGAATGTTTCTCAAAAGAGTAGCAGACATTTGATCTTGCAAGGTAAGCCTTGCACCAAACTCTATCACTGTTTACTCACCTCCTACACGAAAAACTGATAAGGACATACCACGTTATTCTTAGCCATTTCCTTAAGAACCTTGTCCCTTTCCTCAATCTCTTTCTCATAGAAAGCCTGAATAACAGTCAATTCACCTTTTGGCATGGAGTAAAAAACAGACGGTCTAATACCCTTATGTTTCCAGTAATAAAACATGAGGTTAGCTAAACCGTCTGTCCATATTAGTTTTTTAACTCTTTAACCGCTGTCTCTGAGAATCCGCTCAGCTTTGTGATAGCGTTATACATATTTGCTACCTCACCAGAGAGAAAGAGCTTTCTACACAACTCTTTAGGAGTCGGAGCCTTAAATCTGCTTAACAGCTCTTTGTTTTTCAGGAGTAAGCCAGCCGCTACCCTGTTACCATTCTCATCTACCGCTGTAGCCTTAACACCCTCAATTACTGTGAGCATCTGGAGCTTGTTCATGTCAAGATCTACGTCTTTACCATTGATCTTGATAGCGTTCTCCTGTACTTCCTCATATGTATCCGGGCTAAGAGCTTCACAACGTACCACGAAAGGAGCCCCCAGAGCCTCAGATAAACGGGTAATTTCCATATCCTTGTGAGGCTGTTTGATAGTGCCTAAATCGGATCCTAAAAGAAGATCCAGCACATTTACCGCCTCTTTTTCAACTGTCTCAGTTACTTCTACGTTTTCAACTTCTGTATTTTTCTTAACTGCCATGATAAATAGTCCTCCTATAATCCAAAAATTAAGAGAGGCACGTTTTTAACTATGCCTCTCTGATACACTCTTATTATTTTCCTCAATTACTGAGGCTTGATCTGATCCAGATACTCATATCCGGTAAAGGTAAACGGACACTCCGTTTCTCCCGGCTTCTGAGCCTCCCAGTCAAACAGGGTAAGATCATCAAAGGATACTCCTGTAAGGGATACACGCTCAGCACCAAAGGAATCAGGATCAGCCAGCTTACTGATAACAGTAAAGCGGATATCCTTTTTATCCTTAATCATCTGAGCAATCTTGATACCCATTCTGGTATTGACTTTGTAAAGGGTAAGGGAACCTTTACCAGTACAGCCGACAACCTTGTTATCAGTCCACCATGTACCACACTGTTTAATCTCTTCTTTATTAAACTCAACTTTACCCTGTGCCTTATAGCACTCCCCTACATAGGATCCATCAAGCCAAACCTCACCAAAAGTACCGTTACAAATTCGTTTAGTTTCAACCATTGGTTTTTACCTCCTCTCTTTACTCCTTGTTGATTACAATATCTACATCCTCAATAGCATCAAGGATAGACACGGAACCTTTCAGGAACACTCTGGAGCCTGTATTAGCCTCCTTAACCGCCTGATCGTCCATCTCTGTAGTATCAACTCCAGTGGACTCCAGATAAGCTCTCTGCTTCTCAACGTTAATCTCCATAACGGATTTATTTTTTTCGATATATCCTTTATTCTCAAGCTGAGTCAGATAACCTTTAATAGCGGTAATTAACAGGCACTTGTTATCATAGGAGTTAGAGTAGTTACCTACATAGCTCTTATTGATAGTGTCTGTAATATCTGTTGTGATAAGATCCTGAATAGCCAGAATCTTAATCTTTTTCAGATCCTCAGTATCTTCCTGAGTCACTGTGGTAAGGGAGTTTACTCCTCTACCGATTACGATACCTGTACCAGAGTCATACAGTACAAGCTGTCCGGCATCAATAGCCGTATCCACTGTCTCATCATCCTCAACCTCCGGGATAGCTGTAACCTCATCCAGAGGCTTGTATGTAGCGGATACATTCAGATCCAGTCCGGCTAACAGTCCGGCAATTCTGGAGCAATACTGAGCTGGAGTATACTGTGTATCTCCTACATTCAGTTTTTCACCGCCTACCAGACAGAAATTAACTGTACCTTTGTCATTTGCTACCACATTAGGCACTACCGCTACAGGGTGAATCTTTCCGGCTTTACGTTTGCCCTTAACCCATGTAGACAGGTTTGTAGCAAGCTCAGGTGTAATAGCCGGATCACCACAGATATAGTTGATCCTCTTGTTTGCAAAATACTTATAAGCCGCTGTGTAATCCTCAGCCGCCGCTGGAAGTACAAAAACGTGAACTGCTTTCGGAGCTCCCAGAAAAGCTCTCTCAATGTAGGCTTTATTGTCTGCTGACAGATCAGTCGGAATAGAGTCAACACTCTTAAGAACATGAGAGCCGTTACTCTTTGCATCCTTAACAATGATACCTACTAAGCCGCCTGTACCTACAGAGATAGTAGCTATTGCTTTCTTTGTAAATTCAATTACAATATCAGGTAATCCCATTATCTTTTATCCTCCTTAATTCTTTCTTGTATTCATTTCCAGATCAATCTCTTGAATCAGTTCATACTCTTTCTCCTGTTTTGTATCCTCTGTGAAATCAAGCCCTATCTTTGTATAAAGGCTTTTCTCTGACAGCCGGATCTCTGAGGAATAAGAGGTTATATGTGCATACCGCCGCTTCTCTGTAGATCCCTTTTTTGAGATCACCGGGATAGCTCCGGGCAATAAAAAAAGAGCCTTAAGCTCTTCCCTTACTTTGTACAACCTCTCAGAGTAAACTTGCTCTGAGGCGTTTAGCCTCCCAAAGTAGACTATCTGGTATATAGGAGTATCCCTATATACATTTTTGTTTAATAAATTTGTCCCCTCTGTAGCAAGAGTTACTAAAAAAGAGGGACGTTGAAAGCCCTCAGGTACATCCTCAATGTATACCGGGACTCCTCTGTATTTATCAGCTAACAAGCTACAAATACTGTTTAAGAGCCTCAAATCATCCACCTCCCTCAATCTCTCTTCCTATCTGTTGCATAAAGCTCTCCCCTATGGTCTTAAGCCGGGGCTCTGCCTGTCTCATACCATTCTCAAGGAAGTGTTTACCGGGTATATACTTTTCTTTCAGCATGATACCCTTTGTATTTCCGGGCTGGATATACTTACCACGCCCCCCGGCTGATAGATAAGAGATAGGTAAAAATCTCCTATGCTGTACATGACCGTCATTTACATATAGAGCATATTCTACATTAGTACCAATCTCAGCCTCATTCGGAGTAACCACCCCTACCTGAAAGCTACTTACAAGTCTTGAGGTATCTACCGGGATCAGAGGAGAGATCTCTGATAAACAGATGTTAGCCATTTTGTTCATGAGGACTAATTTCTTTTCCTCAAACTTATCAACTACACCCTGACATCTTTCTGTAAACTCTTTCCATCCCGGAACCTCAAATACTGCCCCCATGTTATACCTCCTCTGTAGCGTTGAGTGGTATTTCTAAGTGTGTTCTCTTCTTATAAGGCTTATCAGCCACCGCCTTATATTCTGAGGATAAAATGATCTGTCCGTACTCATCCAGATCATAAACACACACGATATCTCCCAGACGGATATCACTCTCAGGATCCATATACAGAGAAAATCCTGTATAATTGGCTTTCTGAGGCTCTAACTGTGTGGTGCTGTTACTATCCTTTGTCATCATCAAAGCACATTCATAACTTCCCACATCAGTCAGAGTATTAACAGGTCTGTTATACTGCCCCAGAGTGGAGCTATAACGCTTTACTATACACTGTTTGTCATAATAAAACATTTCTCATCACCTCCGGGGAATCAGCCTTGTAAAAGGATATAAACGCTGTTTAATACTATCCGGGAAATACTCCTGAAATGAGGTACTCTCATCTCCTAAATTCTGTGAGCTGTAACCCTCAGCCTGTCTCTTTCTGTACCGGGCTAACACAAGATCCTCCAACACACTATTGAGCTGTTTAGGGAAAATATCCTCCCCGGTATCAGGATCAAGAAAGTTATCTCTACAAACAGCCTCAATATCTTCACGGGCTTTCTCCATGTAGACAGAAAGGAGCTTGAGCTTTTCCTCATTATCTGAGGATATTCCCAGAATGATCCTCACTCTTTCTAAGCTGTCCATAGGATCACACCCCCTTAGTCCTCAATAAGCTCTACATCATCAATCTTTAAGAGAGCTCTTGCTACAGCCGGATCAGTAGTTGTATACTTACCAGCCATAAACTGAACACCCAGAGAGGAGACTGTCAGATACTTGTTAGAGGATCTCAGGTTATATACCTTAGCCTCAGCTTTTGCCTCTGTGGGCTCCTGTGTGGCTTTCTCAGCCGCTTTAGTTGTACCAGCCATTACTTTTACCTCCTTGAATTTCTAAGCCTTTAAACAGGCTCTTATTTTGTGATATTGGTGAGCTTAGCACCGGAATAGCTGTTTAACAGCTTGATTGTACTTTCATTCAGAATATGTCCTTTGAAGTAGTCACCATTCTTAGGGAGCATCTCAAAGAAAGTACCTCTCAGCTCAGCAATCTCTACCTGATCTAAGTCAAGGATCAGCATTGTGTTAGCGTCCATGTGACGATCAAGTACCAGATTGAGAGTACCGAAATCACTTTCGATTTTCTGTACTGTGATACCAAGAACCTGATTGAGTCCCTGTTCTGTGTTGATACGGATATTACCATCAGCTTTAATCAGGTTGTTGATAATTCTCTTTGTACCAGCGTTTACAAATGTGAAATACTCACCCTGAGATCCATGATCCCACATTTTCTGCATAGCATCCAGCATAAGAACCTCTGTAAGTCCCTCTGTTGCATCAACTACGTTATCTGCATTAACGAGGTTTACAAGTCCGTTCATCTGACGGGGTACAGTTTCACTACCAGCCGCCTTAGTACCATTCAGGAAGTACCACTCAAGATCTCTCTTTGTCTCAATCAGACGATCAGCAATCTCAGCCTCAAAGCTCTTACCAATGCCCTTAGGATTAAGAGCCTGAGCTGTACCAGATACCTGAGTTACTTTCTCAATGATCTGACAGAGGTTAGAAAGAGTAGATCTGCTGGACTTGATAGGATCACCAGCCTCAGCACCCTCCAGCTTAAGAGTACCTCTTGTTTCATTCAGTTTTCTTTCTCTCCAACTTACTGTAATATCGTTAGCCGGAACTACAGCCCCTCTACCCATTAACAGAGTAGTAAGAGGAGTATCAGTAGGAGATGTGAGTGCGATCTCTTCTCTAAGATCAACAACCTCATTCTCCAGAAAATCCTTACGTTTTAACATTTCTGCCATTTTAAATTTTCCTCCTTAAATTTTTGTTATTCCTCACTGAACAATCCGCTCAGCTTTTCTCCGATCATGCCCTTGACATTCCCGGTCTTTTTGTATTCACTGTAAGACTTATCTCCAGTCTTTTCCTTTGAAGCTGGAGGAGTATGTCCTTTCAGAAACTCAGCTTTTTCAGTAGCAACCTGTTTCTTAACCTCAGCGTCAAAAAGTTCTTTCATACCCTTAACTCTTTCTGTAAGTTTCTTTCTTCTTTCCTCCTCATCAGAGATAAGAGCCAGATCTTCTACAGCAATCAGATTTCTAAATCCACTGTCAAGCCCAAGCTCTGCAATCGCATCAACAACATCCAGACGCATACCTTTAATAATGAGCTCATACTCCCTTTTTGCGTTCTCAGCCGCTCTCTGTTCATCTTCTGCCTTTTTTCTTTCTTCCTCAGACATTTTTTCCATAGCGGCTTTCTTTTCCTGATCCTGTTTCCACTTCTTTTGTGCGGCGGTAACTCTCTGATCTGCCTGTTTTTCGTACTTGACTTTTAACTCTGCCTCAATCTCAGCTCTGAGCTGTTCCTCAGTCTTGACAGCCCCGGAGCCTGTCTTACTGTCTTTTGTCTCAGTGCCAGTATTGGTAGTGTCGGTTTTTGTTTCTGTAGAAGTCTCTACAGTAGTTGCTGTTCCTTTTGTTTCTTCCATTGTATTAAATCCTCCTTTTTATAAGTTTTAAGATGTAAAACCCCCGTAGGTTTTCTACATTTAACCCTCTATACATATGTGTGTTTACTTCCTATAAAATCAGCCTACTAAGTGAGGAAAAGACAAAAAAAAATAGGCTACCAGCTTTTCAGCCAATAGCCTATTTATTTCCTGTATGTTTCCTACTTACTTCCTATCCTTAAAATACTCAGCCCAGTGAGGATTTTCTTTATCAAAGATCTCCTTTTCCTCAGGAGTCAGCTTATAAGGGTAATCTGAGAACATATTATACTCATTCTCTCTATCAAAACTAAAAATCCATGAGCCTACCTCATCCGGGGTATCTTTCCACCAGATTTTATCTGTACTCTCATTCTTATACCAGTTATTTAACACTTCCAGCCGCTCCTTTCTTCTGTTTATCTGTAGCTGTGTTTACATATCCCATCATCTTAATAAATTCAGGGTTATTCTTGAAAGAATCCACTTCTATAAGTACAGCCTCACTTTCATAGACAACCCCATGAAATTTATTTATTGTCTTTTTACATCCGAAACGCTTCTGTAAAGTCAAGGTTACGGAACCATACTCTGTAAATGGTTTCCATCCATTCACTCTACCAGACTGTAACTCCAAATACATGAGTCCCTCATCTGTATTCTTTACTACAGCGGCGTGTTTACCTACAGCCAAATAAAACTCTTTGCCAATCTCTAAGTCTTTTAAAAGGCTTGCTGTTTCTATAGCCTCCTTTTTAACTTTCATAATCTTACCCTTAATTCCCGGTAACTGCATGATCTGTTTAATGTGAGGATAAGAGGCAAAGAATTTTTGAGAACTTCCTCCTCTAAAATCAGTTACATCAAAACCGCTCTTATTAGCCGCATATGCAAAAGCTAAGGAGGCACATGAACCTGTAGTCATATCCCCTCCAGCCAGCTTATCAATGATCTCACTCTCTGATATAGCCTTTTTCAGCTTCTCAACTTTATTATAGGTTACTTTAGAGCTCTGTGCAAGTATCCTTATATCACTGATAGCTCCATCCTTAAAGATCTCAAGAGGACTTACTCCAGTCCAATCTACTATAGCACTTCTGGAGAAAAACTCTTTTTGTAAAGCAATATCTTTAGCACTCATCTTAGAGATAGCCTCTATTAAATCATCTCCATAAAGAGCATAATCAAAGGTACGACTGCTTACAATCTTATTCTTAAGAAAACGATAATCTTCTAAGCTATCTATTTTCTCAGCCCCCACTTTCAACAAATATTCACGATCTGCCATAATAAGTTTTAACTCTGTCTGAGATTTATTTATTTTTGTTATGATATCGGTCTTTTCTCTAAAGAGCCGCCTATCTGCCTCCTCAAATGCCTCACGATCTTTAAATCCCAGATCACTAAAATCTAATAATCCTCTTCTTACTGGAGCAAAACTCTTATACTGAGCCTCTAACCTGTCTTGCTCATCTCTTAAGGCTGTAATCTCAAGATTTTTAGCTTTATAATCATTGTCCAGTTTACTGAGCTCTCTGTTGTACTTCTCCTCATTTTCTGAGACTTTAGGAGATACTTTAGGAGCCTGAGCCTCAATGATTTTATCAGCCTCTTTCTCTTTCCATTTCTCATAGTTCTCAGCCCCTCTAACGGATCCGGTAAGCTCATTTAGCTCATTATCCTCAAAGGTATCCTTTACTACAGGAATATACCAGCATCTACAATTAGGGTGTCGAGGTAAAGAGGGCTCCTCCCCCAGCTTATACACTTTCCCGTGATCTTCCTTGCATAAATCACAAGTCCGGCTGTCTCCTCCATTGTTAGCCGCCATATAGCGAACCTCTCCAACATTCTGATCCTCAAAAGCCGCCGCCTGTGAGGAGTATGTTACCCTCTTTGTTTCTGTCCGGGCTACTCTCATAGCATTATATTTTGAGGTATTGATGTTAGCCCCTACTCTATCCGCTATCCTGTCCATATCCTCTCCTAAGATCATGGACTGAGTAAGCCCTACCCTTAAGTTTCTCCCCAGCCTGTCCTTATCTAACCATAAACGATCTGAGAACATAGCCCCAGACCACGGGTAATCAAGTGTATCCTGTATCAGACGGGGATTAAGCATATTAAAGCTACTCTTTACTGTCTGAGTCTGTCCTAAGGTGTATACCGTCCTTAAGAACTGATCTGTATAGATATTCTGTAGATTAGTTCTAAACACGGTATTCTCCTCTTTTCCCAGCTTAATCAGCTCTTTATTGATCTGTTCAAAGAGTCCTCTACTCCGGGTGAGGGCTGACTGGTTCGCATAGCTCCACTCTCCTCCAGCTTTCTTTACTTTTGCGATAGTCTCAGCTACGTTTCCTAAAATCTCTTTCTGACAGGATCCATAGATAGAGGCTAAGACTTTATTTAACTTTTCAGCATCCTCAAAAGCCCTCCGGTTATTCCTCATAAAGTCCTTTTGTCTCTCATCTATGAGCTTAGCTCTCCTGATCCCGTCCTGTCTCAGGATCTCCCTCTGTTCTGGAGTGAGCTGAGAGAGTGGGATCCCGTACATTTTCCTTACTGCTTCATTCACATAGTAGCCACTCACCACTTACCCCTCCTTTATTCCTCATTTACTTCACTATTATTCCTCATAATATGGTTATTCTGAGGAGCATTAGTGTTAGGAAACTGTACTTTGCTATCATCCTCAGCATTTTGGATAGAATACGGATCAAACTCTTTCATATTCTCCTTTTTCTGAGCTTTTACCTTTTCAAGTACCTCTTTTGGGTTATCTACGAATGGTAACAGGGCTAAGAGAGTCTCACTGTCAACCTTTCCATCCAGTTTTACTACTGTATCTACAATCTCAGTGATATTTGCCGGGATATTTCTCTTAAACTCTAACTTTAAGTTTCTCATCTCCACATCTTTCCCGGTTACTACCTTGATAGGTACGGCTAAGAGCTCTACCAACTGCCTGATAGCCTTATCCATCTTTCTCTCTTTCGTGATACACTTAGTCTCCAGCCCAAAGAGCTTAAATCTGATAGCAATACCTGAGAGATTTCCGGCGAAATTCTCATCTGACAAATCAGGAACCTGAGCAAATTTGTAAATATTCTTTTCCAATCGGTCTAAGTGGCTGTTGATAGCATCTGTCTGAATCTCCTTAGTTACAAACTTCATATCTCCAGAATCAGTGATTTCTACAATGCCCTCCTCTTTGAGCTTTTGCATACTGTCCCCATTCATTACCATGTCTTTGATTACAAGGTAAGCATTACGGAAAGCCTCAAACTCATCTGATATATCACTCATTACCCTGTCATAATCGTTTATGAGGCTCTCAATCTTCTCAAGATCACTCATCTCCTCCTCATTGTTGTACAGGGTAACAATGGGGATCCTACCAAAGATATGAGGCTCCTCTCTTACAAACTCAAAGCCCTGTACCCGTGGGTTTGAGGTATCATCTGTTCTCTTGAAAAGCTCCATCTTTGTATCACTCCATACCTCAGCATAGAGTGTAGTTCTGTCTGTATCCTCTGTATCAATCGCATACAGACGGATCTTATAAAGAGCCTGTTTTGTGGAGCTGTTGGCATACACTATAATCACATCCTCAGCCTTAAGCCGGATGATCTTAGTCTTACTCTGTTCATCCTGATACACTAACAGATGAGACACGCTCTTAATCATGCACTCTTTACCCCACTCCATGAAAAGATCATCTCTGTAGTTCTCCTGTAGAATCCCGTCAAGCTCATCCTGTACCGCTGTATCTGTAGTCTTAAGCTCTTTCAGGTCTACCCCTACATCAGCCTCAGCCGTTTGAGTGCCTACCGCCTTGTTTTCTTTCTCTGTGTAGTTGATAGTGATAGGATTTCCTAAGAAATAACCTACTGTTGTATCAATAATCTGACCGCAAAAATCATTTGCAATCTTATTACACGGCTTATTCTTTCCTTTCATTCTTGCTCTCTTAAAGATCTTAGCCTTACCCTCATAGAGTTTTTGATACTTCATGTACCGGGGCTTGATCTTTCTAAAATGATAATCTACAAGATCATCCAGCAAAGCCACATTAAAGCGGCTCTCTTTCTTCTCAATGTTAAATTCATTGTCTATAGGTCTTTTTGTTATCACTGTTCTCATCCTCCTCTTTTCACGCAATAAAAAAGAGCCTCCTCCGGCTCTCCTGTTAAATGTTAAAATCTTCTCTATTCAATACTCTTACTGAGTTACCTTGATCCGCTACTGTTAAGGCAAAGTCTAAACCATCAAATAAATCATCATGATCTACTTCCGGGAATAGTAACAGACATTCCTCAAGATCATCCATACCAATCCTAAACCATACCTTACCATTCTCAAATAATGCTGATCTTCTCATTGCTCTTGTTACCTTATCCTTACTTGTCTGAATATTGATTACAGGTAACAGGCTGAGTCTCCTGATCTCCTGAGCAAGAGATTTCTGATACTGTACAGTCTCCACGCCTATTCTCTCCACCATAGGGAATTTATTCTTTCCATAGTCCAGAATAGCATTAAGCTGAGCATTAAAGGTAAGTCTCTCCTTTAGGTAATCCAGCACATAGACATTTTTATTTTTATCCACGCCTATTACCGTTAATACAAAGTAATCATTGTTACTGGTTTCGTCCTCTGATATTGCCAAGTCAGCACCCATGTAGATCCTTACCGGAATCCAGTAAGGCACTCCCTGAGAATCCAGCACCTTAACCCTTACTCTGTTGAGGTCATAATCAATATCATACTCCTCAAAGTGTTTGAAATACTTGTATTTAAAGATCTTACCCTTTGCAAGCTCTGTATTGTTCTGGTACTGCATATTAAAGATAATCAGCCCAGCCTCTTCCCTGATACTTCTCAGCTTCTCAAGGCTAAACTTAGACTCCCAAAGAGAATACTCCTGACCGTCCTTAACTGTGATAGCTTGCTGTACATTTACTTTGTAGTTCTTACTCTTAATAAGATCCTCATACAGATCCATAGGGCTGTATCTTGTCCCCAGAATGTGTATTTCTCCATCCGGCTCAAGTGTAGGGTACAGGGAACTATAAAACCATTCCTTTAAAACCTTTCTCTGAGCCTCTGTACGTGCGTTTTCAAAGCCTACTAAGTCATCACCTATAATTATATCGAAATGCTTAGATACTACGGCTCCTGAGGCTCCTAACGCTGATACAGTAGCCTCTTTCTTAATCACTGTCCTCCGGTTTACTGTAAACTCTTTATCATTCCATACATTATCCCGGCTTTTCTTCCAGTCTCCGAAAATACGGATCAGATTTACATTTTGCTCAAAGTGGGTACGGATCTCCTTTAAAAATGCACTTGCCTGAGTCTGTGTCTTTGATCCGATCATGATTCTTATATCCGGGTTCCTGAGTACCTGTGTGATACAGAAATCCACATCTCCAATAGTAGATTTACCATGTCCACGGGGAGCAAGATCCATAGAGGCTTGATTATCTGATACATTGTGAATGATACTTGCGTGTAAAGGCTGGAGGGATCTACAGGTTATGTATTTGCACACTGTATAGTATGCTGTCTCAAAATCCGCTGTTAGAATGATCTCTTTTATGATCTTGTCTTTCTTTGACTGTTCTAACCATACGCTATCTAATACATTCACCTTTATATCCTCCTTTCTTACGAACTAAAAAGAGGAGCCTTTTGAGCCCCTCTTTGCCTTAATGTATAACCTTTACTACTCTTATGATACTCAGTACCATTAACACGATCCACGCTAACAGATTACAAGCTAATATGTTTTTCTCCTCATCTTTCCGAATACTGAAATACTTGTTATTCTCCAGTATCATAAACAAGCTCCATACAGCTCCCAGAGCCCACAGGATCAGTGTTATCATTCTCATAGCTACTTCATAATTTATCATCTTTTCTTCCTTTCTGCTTCATACCTCAGATCTGAGAGGATACGATCACAATATTTACATCTGTACCCTCTTCCCGGCTTCTTTATCACCCTATGTCTCTTGAGATATAAAGCCCCTCTGCACCGTTTACCTACTTCCTTATACTCCTCATTGCCCCTCATGCTGTTTTATTCTCCTCACCCTCTGGAGCTGACCTATCTCAAACTCCTTTTCTGTCTTATCTGCCAGATCCATTACAGTTACTATATCCCAGTCTGATATAGCTAAGACTCTAAGCCTCCGGCTTGTGTTCTTCTTCAATGTTACTATCTGCCCCACTCTCATCACCGCTACCTCCTACTACACACATACAGATCATACAGATACCGCTAAAGGATCCTACAATAAATGAGATGATACCAATAAATACACAAAATCCAATACTTACCATAGCTTTTACCTCACAAAAAGAGGAGAGCCGCCGCCCTCCCCCTCATCTTTCTTTTATTCTGTTACAAGATCATCAAATACTACCGGGATCTGTCTCTTTACTTCCTCCAGTAATGGAACCATAACCTCTAACATCTGAGGATGAGGCTTTCCTGTCACTCCTACAGCTCTCAGCTTAAAGATGTTTCTCCACTCCCTGAGGTTTGCTGTTATTACAATCTCTGTCTTAAGGCTGTTAGGTAATACAGCTCTTGCCTCCTGAGGACTTGCTCCCCACTCTAACAGACACAAATATCTATCCTCAGCCTTTCTCTCAGCCTCCAGAGCTTCAATCTCAAAACTAAGAAACTCTCTTGCTTTCTTAAGATCCTGTACAATATCATCCTTTCTTCCGGCTCTTGCTATGTACTTAACCGCTGAGCCAAGATTAAAGTTAAGCCCCCACTCCCGAATCACATCCTTAGGCTCAAACTTACTGAAACAATAGTGATCTGGTCTTTTTACCATGTCTTTACTCATCTCTTTTTGCCTCCCTGTTTCTCTTCTTTAGGAGCTCCTATCATCAACTCTCTTTTCTCCGGCTCCTCACTCTTACCTGTAGCCATCTCTCTAATGTATCTGTGTGGTACATTGCAGTTAATAGCGTTCATAAGCTGATCTCTCTGAGTACACCCCTTTACCAGCTCATAAAAAGTAGAAAACTTAACCTGTACTCTGTCCTCAGCTCCAAAAGCATCAGCTAATCCCATGTTACTTACCTCCTAAAATAAGATCATTGATATTAACAGTGTTATTGATAACAGACCTGTTACCGCTAATAATACTTTGAGGATAAATACCTCCTCTTTCAGGTCTTTTATCTCTTTTCTCTGACTTTCTTCTGTAAGCCATCCCATTTACACATCCCCCGGCTTTCTGTTGTTAGACTTCTCAGGATCAAAGCCCTCCGGGTATCTTGCCTTGAGCTTGTCTACATTCATCTGTAGGATAGTCTCTAAATCATACCCTATAGTTGTAGCACCTAAAGCTAAATACCACGCCACATCTCCCAGCTCCTTAGCAATATGCTCTTTATCCAGCTCATGCCCCTGATACTCAGCTTTCTTTACCATATCTGCAATTTCTCCAGACTCCCCACAAAGCCCTAAAGCCACATTAGGGAGCTGGTCGCATACTCCGGGATTTGCTGTTCTCATTGCCGCTTTCTGATACTCGTTAATTGTCATTTGTTTTTAATCCTCCTCATCATTTCTTTATGCTGTGGTACGCCGATCAGCTTAATAGATACCTCCCTTTTTCTTTCTACGTCCTCAAAGTATTCATAGGACATTACATAGTAAGGGGTATTATTAAATCTTACCCGGCTATTGATCTGGAGCTCATAACCATATTTCTCTACATAAGCTGTAGCCTTTTTGAGCTTTCTCTTTCTATGACTCTTGATAACAGCTCCTATAGCTCTTGCAAACAGCTTTACTCCTCCAGCCAATAAATCCACTATCCCAGCTCCAATGTACTTAAAGCCCTTTGTAATCTTTCCCATGATCCTTTACCTCCTGTGTGATCCTTGCCTCTCAGCTTACTTACACTCAGTAATAACCGCTTTAAGTGCCATTTTTAGACAGGCATTAACTTTTTGTGTATATTTCACAATCAGTATTTATAAAACCATAGGGATTTTTTCCTTTAAAAAGTAATCTTGCACAATAAATTAACTCCTGAGAGCTTTCATCTCCTCTTTGATACTGTCAGCTACAGCAAAAATAGCCTTTCTATCCTCCTCAGTGAGCTCTATTTGCTCCTTATTCTCCTGAGCTACCCTGTCTGTAGGATCTCCTAAGAGTAACAGATCCAGCTTAACCACTCTCTCAAAGTCCTGTATATTCTTAATCTTGACCTTACCAGCCTTAAAATCCTTTACAAACGCCGCTACAAGGGCTCTGATAACCTTTCTGTACTCTGCTTTTACGTCCAATACTGCATTAGCTGTAGAGCCTTTTTCCGCTGTTTCTTCAATTTCTTTCTGTAAAATACGGTCTTTCCACTGAAATTTACGGCTCCATTCCCCTATAGTACGGGTACTTTTACCACAACTGTTAGCTACAGCCTCTAAGGATCTCTTTTCTCCCATGTTATAGTAAAGCTCAAACGCTGTTTTCTGAGCTTCTGTCTCTTTTTGGCTCTTCTTAGGCACTACTGGAGCCTCAGCCTCCTGATTCTGCCCTTTTTCCTCTACCATCAGCTTTTAAACCTCCTTTCTCCTCACTCACTCCTCCCTTTTGTTTTGGGGAGGGTTCTCTTTAAAATTGCTTTAAATGTATATCAATTTCATAATATTTAGCTCAAAGGCTCTAAAAATATGACTTTCTTTTATTACCTCTTATGTCTTTACTACTATGTTACTCATTATTTCTTTTATTTTTGGTATTACTGTTTCTGCTTTTATCCCTGTATTTATCAGTATTTTCTCTTTCCCCGGCAATACTCTTTTTCCCCGGATTTCTTCATCCTCATTTCTATGAATTTCATAAGGCTATGCAATATAAAATGAGGTACTTTTCCTTTCCCCGGATCTGTACCTCATTTTTCTTATTTTTCCTCTGTATTCTCTTCTTTCCCCGGACACGCTTTACACTCTAATCTGTTATTTAATCTCCTGAGCTCTAAAGATAATATGTATATTGCCCGGTTCATTTCTTTTCGCCGCTCTTCCTCCAACTTCTTCTCTCTTTTGATATTTACCAGAGTAATTACATACTCTGCAAGTAAACAGATACAGAACACATAAGGACTAAAATAGATCATATATGCTAAGATCTTCCCTACCATCTCAGATACCTCTCTTTAACAGCCATGTTACAAATCCCTCTCCCGGCTCAGCCTCTACATACTCATTGTATCTGTTACTCAGCATGATTAACTCATCCTGTGTAATCCTTACGCTGTTGGATCCAAAACGTAACATAGGGAGAGTAGTTTTCTTTTCTTTCGGTTCCTCCGGCTCTATATCCTCCAGATCATCCTCATCTTTTAAAAGGTCTGTCAAATCTACATCAGAGAAACCAGTAAGAGAAATATCATAGTCCTCATCTAACAGATCCTCCAGCTCTTCCTTGAGTAAATCCTCATCCCAGATAGACAACTCTGATAACTTATTGTCTGCCAGTCTATAGGCTTTCTGCTGAGCTTCTGTAAGTCCGTCAACTACTATGTACGGAACTTTCTCCAACCCAGCTAAGATAGCCGCCTCTCTTCTGGTATGTCCGGCAAGGATCACTTTCTCCTCATTTACCAGAATAGGATTAGTAAACCCATATTCCTCAATACTCAGCTCTATAGCATCAAGAGCCGCACGATTATCACGGGGATTTTTCTCATACGGGATCAGCTCCTCCGGGTTACAATACTGTATTTCTCTTTCTTTCATATCCACTGTAAATTTACCTCCTAAATCTTCCTTTTTTACTTCCTACTACTTCAAACAGCTTTCATAAATATAGTGTAAATACTTCCTACAAAGTCAGCCTTTAGTGTTTCGTTACGTTCAAATAATCCAGATCTACATTAGATACACAAGTAATAGGGATCTCCTTTCTCTGCCTACTTACTTCCTGATCTGGAGTGAGGTAAGGATGTTTTATCATCTTTGCCTTTCCCCGGCTCATACTTGTGTAATACGGATCGTGCTCTCTTAGCCACTTGTCGGCTTGATCTTCTTCTCTTTTTCTTATTCTTCTCATCCTTGCTGTCCTCCTTTTCCAGAAATCTACAGATCCTCTTAAGAGCTCTCTGTATATGCACATTTACCGTCTGTTTTTTACAGCCCAGTACATAAGCTATCTCATCCTGTCTGTATCCCAGTCCTAACACATAGATCAGAGAAATAAACTGAGCCTCTGTTAATACTCCTCTGTTGATCCGGCTTACATCAAAGCCAACCTTTTTATTTTCTCCAAACTCTGTAATACTTACACCTATTGCTGTCTGTAGATCTACTAATATAGCTGAGGCTACTGTATCTCCTCCCTCAGCCAGTTTCTCCACCATTCCCCAGCTTGATATTATTTTCTTTACTGCCTCTGTATCACTGTAATCAATCTCCAGCAATCTATCATTTGTGGTCTTTACCCTCACGGCTCCCAACTTAATCACCTCTTTCTTATATGCTCCATCATTCTATAAGGAACCTCAACAACCAGCCCTTGAGGATAAGATTTTAATACTACCTCAGCTCTCCCTTTCTTGAGCTCAGTGATTACTCCATAACTGTAATCAGCATCAAGAGGCATCATATACTTTATCAATTCGCCCTCTTTAAACACGTTATCCTCCTCAAAAATAAAGAGACAGAAAGTTATAAGCTCCTGTCTCTCCTGTTTATTCTCCTGATCTGATCCTTTTTAATCCTGTGATAGCTCTTTGCATCCCGGAGATTCTCCCCTCCAGATGTTTTAGAGTCTTATCAATATCCTCCGGCTTTTCTGAGTACCAATATCCACGGCAAGAACTACAAACCGGGTATCCGTCACTCCTCAGGCAATTTACCACAGCCCTTAGACTCTCTTTCTTTAAATTAAATAACTCACATATTGCCCCACTCTTTACCGCTATGCTTTCCTCATAGTGAGTAGTCTTAAGATATTCTAAAACCTCAGCCGCTTGATCTGAGATCCACACGTTTTTAGTTTCTTCCATGCCTTACACCTCCTTATAGTGATAACCAGAGATATAAGATTTTTTAGACAAAAAGAGAGCTAAAAAGAAAAATTTCTTTTTAGCTCTCAAGTTATTTACTACTCAGCTTCTACTACTTCTCCATCAACACATCTATAGTATGTATCAGCCTTAATCTTTTCACCGTCAACCTGTACCATCTTAGCTCCAGCCAGCTCCCAACTCTCTACATCATAAGGAGTTTTATAGTCTCCATCAAACCATTTTTCTCCAATGTATCTCCAGTCAGAGAGAATCAAGTGAGCACCTAAGCAACCTTTAGCTTTCGCCTCATGTCCCCATGCAACTGCAACACCAGTAGGATCACTAACAGATGAGGCTCCACGATACCCTGTAGCGGATGAGGCTCCACAATTCCCTGTAGCGGATGAGGCTCCATAATCCCCTGTAGCGGATGAGGCTCCATAATTCCCTGTAGCGGATGAGGCTCCACAATTCCCTGTAGCGGATGAGGCTCCACGATACCCTGTAGCGGATGAGGCTCCATAATCCCCTGTAGCGGATGAGGCTCCATAATCCCCTGTAGCGGATGCAAAACCATGTCTTTCGTCTGATTTTGCCTCTTTATTTACCTTGCTCATAGTGAACTCAATAGCCGCTTTTACCAACCCAGCAATAGAAATTCTTGCACCAATCTTAATATCAGTAGCACATACCTTTGTATCATCACTTCTTCTATCCATGTCTCCAGATAACTCTACCTCATGGAAAACACTCTGAGCCGGACTGTAATAACCAAAACAATCCAAAGGATACTCACACGCATGGAACCCCTCCTCACAACACTCAGCTTTCTCTGTATGGAACTCCTTACCCTCCTCATACTGAAAACCTCTACAAGTTAAGTCTTTGTTAAATCCTTTAAATGCTTTCATTCTCCTTATCTCCTCTCTGGATGATTTATTTTCTTTACACTCAGTAATAACCGTTTACTCCTCAAAATTTAGACACAACAAAAAGAAAAAGTGTAAAAGATTTCTCTCTTACACTTCCTCAAGGATTACTCCACTAATTCAAATCTGTATAATTGTTTTGCCTCAGGGTATTTCTTGTGATCTACCTCAGATAAGAACATACCTAAAGGTCTATGCCAGACCTTACCATCTGTACACACATAAACTACACTGTAACTACCTACACTCTCTGTATCCTGAGATACAGCTAATATCCTTACTTTTTTCCCGGTCTTAAAGTGTTTCCATATTTGCCCCGGCTTTACTTTTCTGTTATTGTCTACCTTATGTACATTTACTTTAAAATACTTCTCACACTCTGCAAGATCACAGTTTCTATAGTTAAGTGGGTTCTCATCATCCCACCCCTCTACCTGTGCTGTCTCAACGTGTAAATGCTGAGAGGACAGATCCAGCCCTTGCTCTATCTCTGTTACAATATCCTCCTCAAAATAATCCTCATTTACATCCACCAGATAACCACTTATTTTATGTAAAAATGCCATGTTTAAACTCCTCCCATCTCTTCCCGGATACTTCTCTCACAAGCCCCATCAATGATTTTACAGATCTCAATATACTCAGCCTTTGTAAGAAAGACTCCTCCTGTAATATCATGTACTATAGCTCTCAGGTTCCTGTTATCTACCATTGTTACCATTTCCTCAGCCATATTATCTCCTCTCATACTCCTCACAACAATCATCATAGGCTGTCATAAGCCCGTAGTTTTCACTTTCTTTATTGGAGCAAATATAACATTTTTCTCTATTGTCATACTTGTTATAAATGCACTCTCCGCACTTATCATCATCTCCCCACCACTCTTTACTCATTGCCTCAGTTTCCTCCTTATCAACGCTCTTACACCTTTTGCTTTCAAATCTGGTAAATCCACTAACGGATCCTCTAAGCCTCCCAAAGACTCAATTACAGCCTCCAGAGCCGCTCTACTCTTATATAGATCCTCCATAAGACTATCCTCAATCACATAATAGTCTTTCCCATCTCCAAAAGAGATAGCTAAAGCATAGTCTTTCTTTCTCATGCTGTAGGATTGCTCCTGAGCCTTTTCTAACCACGCTTTTTTAACTGAGATAGATTTACTCTCTACTGCCTTTGTCTTTGCCTCTATAAAGAGATCTGAGGTAATTACATCCCCTTTCAGGAAAGGAGTAGAGCCGGATCCTATCACCTGTCTCCCTCCTATGTTCTTTGCAAGCCTTTTCTCCTGTTTATCACTCAGCTTTCTTGTGTTCATACTTTCCCACCTCTTCTACAGGTATTGCTTTTACTGTAAATCTCCACTTACGGGCATCATCACCAATCATATAAAAGAGTCTTGCCTCAGCTAACATAGGGCTGTCCTCAGATATACCGAACTGAAAACATTTCTTTGCTGTATTCCAGATCCCGTACTTTCTCCCGTTTCTTCCTCTGTAGTATTCTCCTCTTTTCATTCCTCAGCCTCCTGTAAATCTTTCTCCATAATCAGTAAATAAGAGTATCCGGCATAGTTTGTATCAGTGCCTCTCTCAACTACTTTCTTTCTTCTTTTCTTTTCAAATCCCAGATCTTTCAATTTCTTAATGAGATCCTTATTACCCTTTTCTTTTACAGTAAGCCCTACAGACTGTATAACCTTATCACCTCCGGCTGTGATCCGTGTGATCTCTAAGTCCTCTCTTATGGCTCTTAACTTCTCATTGATCTTATCCAGCTCTTTCTGATTCTTATAACCCACTGTCTTTTCCTCCAGTCTGATACCACCAATCTCCCACAGATCCGCTCTCAGTTTATTTATATCAAGCTCCCCATTCTGCCAGCGTGTATACTGATCCAGAACTGTATCAAGAAACTCCTGTACCTTTTCCGGCTCATCTTTCCAGTATTTATCTATGAGCACATTACAGGGGAGAGTAAGTAAAAGCATCATAGCTGTATTGATAGCATCCGCTGTAGCCTCTTCTCTAACCTTTTTGAGCTTCTCTCTTACGTCAGCCTTTGCCTCATAATCAAGCTGATTTCTTAAGGTTCCGGGAGTATAGTTATATACAGGCGGCTTACTTACTTTCTCACCTTGTCTCTTCGCTCTCCGGCGTTCTGCCCTGTTCATGTACTCCATGTAATATAACCTCCACTCTCTTTAAACTTTCCTGTGCATCAATAACTCTCTGGTTCGCTGATCCAACCCATCTCAGAGAGGTATCTCTGAGATATTCCACATACTCACCATCTACCAGTACATCAATCTTTCTCAGGATCTCAGGATATAACCACAAGATCTCCTCCCACATATACCCTGTATAAATCCATATTGTTTTCCCCGGATACTTCCCTTTTATCTCCTCAATGAGCTCTCCTACCTCAGGAGCATTGTAAGGAGCTAAAGGATCTCCTCCAGAAAATGTAATACCTGAGATATAGTCTTTCTCTAACAGCTCAAATAACTCAGCCTTTGCCACCTTGTCAAACTCTATACCGCCCTTAGGATCCCATGTAATAGGATTCTGACAGCCTTTACAATGATGTTCACATCCAGCTAACCAGAGGACAACTCTTAAGCCGTCCCCGTTTAACATATCGTCCTTAGTTATGTTATGATACCTCATTATCCCTCAGCCTCCAGATCATAATATACAAGCTCCTCTCCCTCAGGTAATGGACAATCATCCATACTCCACTTAAGAGACTTAACCGCCGCCCAGCCATAGCTCAGACTGTCTACATAATCCTGATTAAATACCCGGCTATCAATGTATAACCTGTCTGATTTACCGGATCTGTCAGACTCTTTCAGGTATGTATCTAAATGTCTCAAATCAGTAAGATCCCTCTTTACTGTCTCCATCTTTCCATGATGAATTGTATAAGTAATACCGTCCACAGCATCAATCAGCATCTTACAAGCCCAGTAGCTTTTTAACTTTCTACTACTTGCTGTATAGAGCCAGATCTTACCTGTATATCCCTGTAAACGTAATCTGTGGATCATTTCCACTACACGCTCAGACATTAACATAGGCTCTCCCCCGGTAATACAAATCTCCTCATACTTGAAAAGATCCTCAAAGCTCACCTTATCAATTAAGCCCAGTCTTTCATTACAGCATCCCTTACACTTCCGGTTACATTTCTTTGTAACAATCACTCTTGCTCTCATCTCATACCCTCCTACAGATTATTATTTATATTTTGACGGATCCACTTTAACTTAATCAGGATCTCCTTTTTACCCAGTCCAGCCTCTCCTTTACTGATAACATCCTCCAGATCCTCTCTGGTAGTTCTAAGGAGTGATAAATACCCATCAGCGGCTACCTCTGCCTCTTTCTCCCAGTTCTCCAGAAACTCATCTACAGCCTCATCCTTTACCGCCTCAGTAAATCCCTCTATAGCCTCATACACATCCTCAGGGACTACCTCCTTAAGATCCTCTAACTTAAAGATCCACTGAGTTTTCCCGTCTTTCCCGGTTACTGGTAAACAGTCAGTGTTATTAAATCTACCGTTCACGCTCATATCTATCACCTCCTCACGGCTTTCTTGCTAAGAGTACAATCTGATTAAAGTAAAAATGTCTATCCATTGTATCCTTATAAGCCGCATACAGCCCGGATCTCTTAGCTACCGCATTTCTTACCTGTTCAATATCAAACTCTCTATCAAAGTTTCTTAGCTGAGTCTCCTCATGTTTATCTCTGATAATTACCAGTCTATCAATCTCCCGGTCTGCCTCATCCATGAGCTTTTTCAGTCTCTCACCCTGTTCTTTTAATGTTATGGCTTTTACCTGTGCCAGCTTTATAGCTCTAAGCCATGTCTCAGGATCTCCAGACTTAACTACCTCATCAGGATCCAACTTGTGCTCCATGCAATAACACTCAGCATCATACAGATGTAAAAAGACCTTTTCCCCGGCTCCTGTATCTATCAGGAAATAATGATTAGCCTGTAGCTTTCTTACTCTGTCTCCTGAGTATAAATGTCCATCACTCCAGTGAGCTCTCATTTACTGCCTCAACTCCTTTCTCATAGAGTAGTAACCAGAATCTCCCCAACTTTTAGACAAAAAAAAAGGAAGATCTCTAAAGATCTTCCTAAATTTCTCACTATTATTTAATCACAATATTGTCTGTATCTATGTAATCTGAAAATCCATCACCCTTGATTATGTGGAATTTTGTCTCTATATTTTCTACATCATCCATAGGATTTTCCTCAGCATCTTCCCCAAAGACTGTAAAACCGTCCTTAGCTTTCTTTCCCGGAGCAACCTCTATAGAACACATAGGATCTATCATAATCCCGTTAATGGATGTATCTCTAACCTGTACCGTGAGTTTCTGATCTGAGGTATTTTCTATCACAAAATTAACCTTGTATCCCAGATTACTCTCTTTCATTCCATCATAGGTAATAGTTAAGAGATCATCCTGATATAATACCTCACTCTCCGCATCTTCCCCTTTCAGTTCCTTTAGCTCTGCCTGTAATTCTGCAATCTGAGCCTCAATCTCTGCAATTCTTTTTGAGTTATCTTCCTGAGCCATTACTGTAGTACCAAAAGGTACACTTAACGCTACTGATAACACTACAGCTAAAATTTTCTTACTCATAAATTATACCTCCTGTATATCCCTCAATATATTCCTCATTATACTACTTATTTACCGCCGTATCAATCACAAAACGAGCCCACGCCCTACTATCATCCTCTCCATACATTCTGTATATACAGTCATGATATGGTACTCTCCAGTATTCTCTCCCGGCTCCCTCAGCGGTCAGCCCACGCCTCTCATACTTTCTCTCTATGTTCTGTAAGTGGTGTCTGAACTGATGTAAGAAACTCTCAAGATCAGGCTCAGTAAGATAGATCTCTCCTGTAGCCTGTACATAGTTATCATCTCTTACCCAGACTGTTATAACTGGAATTGATACTTGATAGAGGTCTGAGAGATCTGTGTTAAGCTCTCTCAGTGCCTCCAGTTTCTCAAAAGGATCTCCTGTTACCCAGTCTGTTTTATTCATAAGACTTACTACAGGATCTATAGCCGGACTGTCTTTATAAATTTTCTTATATAGTTCCTCTCTTTCATCTATTCTCATGACTCTCCTCCAATTTCAGCTCTTTGTGGCTAAACTTCATCAGATCACCGTTATCAGTCTTGCCTTTTACATAGACAATAGTATTTCTACCCAGAGGAGACTTAAATTCACTAATAGAACACACCATTAAAGGAAAACCATGAGGAGTTATAACAACATCTCCCTCTTTTAACTTTCTTGCCTCAGCTATTCTCATACAAAAACCTCTCTGTCTTTTTTTTTCTCATTATACCATAAATCTCTACAGTTTAAATATAAACCATTGCTGTGTATCCCCGACTATTATAACCAAATTTACAACCCAGATCCTCACATAACTTTTCTACGTTCCAATCTGCTTCACCTAAGTATAACTTAAGTTTTCCCTTTCTCAGAAACTCCAGAACTAAGTAAGCCTCATACAGCTTACCAGTTCTTACAAGCTCTCTATGAGCATCCATTAACTTATACCGTCTGATCTTCTTCTCTAACATAAGTCTGCCTCCTTATAATCCATCAAATGTACCTTACACACGTTACTTACAGCGTCCAGATCAGCCTCTACTAAAGGCTCTTTGATATAATGTAAAATGTTATCCTGATACCAATTTCCCTTAGTTACAAGGAATTTTCCTTTATAAATTCTCACCTGTGTTTTGTCATTTACTGCACTTACTACCCGTCTCATACTCATTACTGCCATAGCTCTAACCTACCTCCATTAAAAATGATATACTGTTTTTCCTACTGTTTTAAATGCTTCTTTTTCTCTTTTTGTCAACTGTGAGGGTGTCTTTTCATTGTATATCTGCACATTTTCATAACGGAAAACTCTATACATTTCTCTCACTGTATGGTTTGCTCTTTCATACAAGTGTTTTTCAATTTTATGTATTGCCATAACTTCCACCTTTCCGGGAGCCCTCAGGCTCCCAACTCCTTTACATATTCCATACCCCCAAAACTGGTAAACCCTCCGGCATTTAAGATAGCCTGTAAAGCTCTTTTCCCTCCACATGGAATATAAGGGGCTAAGATACCATATTTATCTCTATTTGAGCTGTAAGCTATATAGCCTTTACCTTTTACATAGAAAGCCCAACCACATGGAGCTCCTTTGTGCCAAACTTAGCATTTTTTAATCTTTTAACTTCCATCTCTTCCTCCCGGTCTACTAACTCAACCTTACAATTTAATGATCTCCAGTAAAATACTCTACCGTCCTCTGTTACTAAGAACTCTTTGTGTAAATTGCTGTCAGCTTCTTTAAGATCATAAGCTCTACAATTCACACATTTCTTATCAATGTACTCTACTGTATAATCCTCAAACTCTGCGTTTTCTTCCAGATAAGAGATAAACTCTTTAACTGTAAGCTGATCCATGAGCTCCTCTGTAGATATCATAAACTGTACTCTGTATCTGTTATCATCACTATTTTTATATCTCATATCTCTTACCTCCGATTTTTTATATATTGCTCCTTACAAAAGATATTATACACCTTTTGATTAATATGTCAATAGATATTATATATGTTTTTAAAACTTTCTTTTTATTCAAAACAAAAGAGGAGCCTCTCAGCTCCTCTCCTTTCCTGATAAAAGTATTACCTTATCAGAATGTCCTATATCTGCTACCTCAGTAACTTCAAGAGATCTCAAAGTATAACGTTCCTGTGTAGCATCTACAAAGCAAAACTCAAGATCAAAGTCTGCATAATCAGACAACTTTTCTATAAACTCTTTTACTTTCACTGCATAGCCACCCCATTTACTTTACCCTTTAACCACTCAAACTCATCCAGATCATTGTAAAAGTAATTGATTACTCCAGCTCTGCCCTGTAGCTTCTTCTCTGATCCATCACTAACAGGAACCTTAAACCATGCCCCGGTCTGTTCAATCACATTCAATTTTATTCCCAGATCAATAGTATCTGTACCATCATCCACTCCACGGAAATAGTTGAGAGTGTAGCTGTCCAGTCTCCTGTCATTTTTTGTAACCTTATTCTTTTCTACCCGGACATTTACCACATTTCCTACCGGATCCGAATATGTACTACTTTTCTCCTCACCTTTCTCATCAAGTAAGGATCCCTTTGTAAACCACAAGATCTGTGAGCAAGCGTGAGCTATTGCTGTACCACAAGGGATTTTATAAGGCTTGTACATATTTCCAATATTCTCCCTGAGCTGGTTAATCATCAGGAAAGTACACTCAGCTTTCTTACAGAGAGGTACAGCCTTATCACAAAAGGCTTTCATAAGAGCACTGTTACCTCCATAGCTTTTCTCATCCAGCCCTTTCTCCTGTACTGCCTTAGGTACGATAAAAGGAGCACTGTCTAAGACTGCTAAGCCTACCTTACCGGACTTTATATAGTCTAAGAGCATATCTAAGAGCTCCTCTCCATACTCACTCTCCGGCTGGATCAGGATAACCTTACTCCAATCTACTCCCAGAGTTTCTCCCCACTCCTTATCTATCGTGTTTTCTGCATCCAGATACACACAGTATTTATCAGGATACTTTTTCTGAAAATTAGAGATAATGTCCAGAGCTGTAGTAGTTTTACCACTCTGAGGAAGTCCTACAAGCTCTATCATTCTCCCTACCGGGGCTCCTCCTCTTGTGAGATAATTCATTTTAGGGGAGGTATACGGGATAAACTCCACACTCTTGAGCTCAGAGGCTTTTCTCACAATGTTTGTTTTATATTTCTTATTTACGCTTGCTACCAGATCATCAATCTCAGACATTCTCAGCACCTCCTATAAGCTCCTCAAGGATCATAAAATCCTCCACATCTTTCTGAGTAAATCCTACTTTATAGTCCAGCCGCTCTATCTGATTTACAAAGTCAACTGCTACCTTATCTCCTGATTTACTTATTACTGCTACACAATCCTCACAGATTACAGCCGTTTCCCCGTCCTGATTAGATATACTGATCCCGGACTCTTCCAGCTTCTCAAGGAAAGCGTTAGTTTTATCCATAAAATCCATAGCTCTCCCTACTTTCCTACATACTCACGTATAAAGGCGTGTCTATCAGGATATGCCTTTTGCAATACAGGAACTCCACACTTCTCTTTAGGATCATTCTTAAAGTAACTCTCTCCCTTTTTGAGGAGATCATACTCCTCAGTAGCTTCAAATCCCCATAAAATATGAAAACAGTCAAAGCTACCACATTTACATCTGATCCCAAAAGGTACAGGCTTGTGTTTTTCTGGATACTTCCTATCCTGTACTGTATCCTCTAAGCCCTTTTCAAGCCACATTTTATAAACAGCTCCACACTCCCGGCACTCATAAATATAATAACCATGTACAGGAATATCCTCATATTCCTCAGATTTCTCTTTCTCCTTTGAGTGCTCCATTTCCTCACGGATCATATCCTCAACCATCTGAGCCTCTTTGTATCTTGATACCATTTTTCTTAATTTTCCACCACTTGACATTTATCTAATCCTCCTCAGATTTTAAGATCTTATTTACTGCCTCATTGATCTTAGGCATCTGCTTAGCTATCCAGTCTACAAGTACCTCATCATCTCCATACTTTGATAAGCCAGACTCAGCAAAGAAAGCATGAATAACCTCATGTCTTATTACCTCATCTCTTCTTAACTTCTTTGCTGATACTGAGTCTATATCCTCCAGAAAATCCTTAAGATCTCTGTAAATAATTTTTCTATTGTATGCCTGACAAATTCCATCAGCACCCATCCCCTCAATAGCTGAGGTATTTCTTGTTACTGTATACTCAGTTCCCAGAATATCTACTATCATTCCCGTTTAGCCTCCTTATCCGTATCACATCTATCCAGTTCTTTTAAAGTCAACTTAACTGTTTCCATGTAATACTCCTCACAAAAGGCTTTCATTAACAGCAAAGCTGTTCTAAGATCCATCTCTGTAGCAATCACATGGTTACACTCATCTAATACCTCATATCTCTTTTCACTCATCTTAATCCTCCTCATTTCTCCTCACATAACTGTCTTTACTGAACCTATCCAGATCACTCTCTGAGATTCTCTTAGATAAGGCTTTCTTTAAGCCGCTATACATCTTCTCAGCCATATCCAGCTTTCCTCTCAGACTGTTATAGGTTCTCTTATAAATAACCTCTACAAGAGCCTTATCCTCTGTGAGCTGTTCTACTCTTGCCTTTCTCTCCTGTACTGTCCCGGATACCTTTAACATTGCCTCATTGTATTCCTGTCTTTTCTGACTGGAGCTTATATCTGCCATAAGTCCAAACTCTTCCAGCTTCACCCCAGCTCTATACATAAGAGCCGGGATCTTAACACAATAATACTCAAGCTGTGTATCTGGAATATCCTCTATAGAGCTCTCTCCAATGCTGTCCATGATAACCTCCAGCTCCTTAATAGCGTTATCAAGATCCTCACTGTATTCTTCTGTAAGTTTCTCACTAAACTGTACAGCTACAGAGCTCTCCTCCCGGACTTCTTCAATCAGCTTTTTGAGCTTCTCACTACTTGCCATGAACTGTAACCTCCCGTAAAAATTTGTTATACATCTTCTCCAGATGATCCAATCTCCATACAGGAGACATATCACCGCTTACAATTTTAAACACTGTATGAGGAATCACCCATGCAAAACGGAAGTTACCAGACTCCCAGTTAATCCAGATGTTAATACCATCCCCGTCTATATACTGATCCTCTGTATTGTAACCATTTCTACATACAGCCCACTTAGTAAATCCACTATCCTCTAACCACTTTGTAACTACCGTCTTATTTACTCCCATGAGATACTCCTCCTCTCCTCACAATGTCCACGGCTCTCTTTACGCTTACCGCCTTAAAATATCTGTGAGGGACACTCTCAGTAGACATTACAATACCGCACCCCTCCAGCTCTTTTACAATCCTGTCCTCCATCCTCTGAAAGTTTTTCACTTGCTGGATGTTAAAATCTACAGCAACATTGTAATTATGCTCTAAGGTTCTTATATACTGGATCAGATCCGCTTTCTTCATGTTATTAAGGGTACTGTCTGCCTTTGTCTCACAATGCTTTCCAACCTGACTAATATCCATTAACACTCCCACCTATCTCACCTCCACACTTAACTCATATCTTTTAAGCCATGAGCTCAGGTCATATCTGTACAGGGTTCTTTTCTTCTCTGACGGGATCCTGATACCATGCTCTCTAAAGAACTCTATAGGGATACTCTTTCTCTCTCCAGCTTTTACAAAATTCTCCACATATCCTACAGAGAGAAAATATGTCTCCTCCAGATCCCGGAAGTTTACCATATACCCTCCATAGACTCCCAGATAATTTACAGCCCTTATCATTCCCTTTAACTGACTCTCTCTGATCTTTGCCAGAGGGAGGCTCTTACCTTTGTGAGTCTTAAGCTCTAAGAGGATCAATACAGGAAATTTATATAACCGGAAGTCTGCCGGATTACTTACTCCATAAAAACCACTGGTATCATCTTTGTATCTTTCAAGAAAGCAATCAGCCGGGACGCTATCCTTAAACTCTTTCTCAAAGACCTTACCCATGTTCTTCTTTCTCTCAGCCATTAAACCAACCCTCCTCTCCTACAGGAGGAATATATGTATCAGCTATCTCTCGTTCTCTCTGAGCATTCTCAAGCCGCTTACACGCCTCTTTATATCTGCAATAAGTACATTTATCCTTATCAGCCGGAGGAGCCTCTCTACGGTGCAAATAAGAGTTTACACGGTGTATCTTTCTTATTACCTCATCTTTCATCTCATCAGTGATCTTCCAGAGGTAAGGCTTTTTACTACAGAAATTACGATCCTCATAAAAGAAAAGTATGTAATCAATTCCCAGCCCCAGCCCGTAACAAGTAGCCTGATACTTATGATCCATTTTAGGCTCATATCTTTTAGAGTGCTGATAGGTACTTTCTGTCTTAATCTCTAAGATCACATCCTTACCCATGAAATTTAAGACTCCATCAGGTTGAAACCAAATACTCAGCTCATCATTTTTACATCTTGCCTCTGTATGATCTTCATTCCATCCTACAAAGTCTGTATTTACTCCTTTTGCCTGAGCCTCTTTTACCATCTCCTCCAGATCCAGAGTTTTTACTCCCTCCATAGACTCTACAAGGTGCTGGATCCGTAAATGTCTATCTGTCCCGGAGTGACAAATCTCCATAAGGTTTATATCATGCTCCTCCTTATCCTGTTCCTCTCCTGTCCTCATAAAATAAAGCATCCTCTCACATCCATACATAGAAGAGGGACGGAAATAATCAGCCGGGATAGGCTGTTTGTGTTCTTCCTCATACTTAACTACAGCCGCCTCATAACCTTTAAGAAAAGCATCCTCAAAGGATACGTTAGCGGCGTTCTTTCCCTGAGCTACCTTGATTAAACTTGATAATCCCATGATCCTGTATCCTCCTTTTTTTTTATATTCACTGAGTGATAACCAGATCTGGAAAGAAATTTAGACAAAAAGAAAAGAGCTCTTATGAGCTCTTTAATAATTCCTTAAATACCGCCTCCATCACAGGCACAGCTATAGAGTTTCCGGCTTGTTTTTTGAGCTGACTCTCTCCAACACCTACAGCCTTAGCTTTATAATAATCATCATCTTTAAAACCCATGAGTCTCCAGTTTTCTAACACAGACAATTTTCTAAAACAATCAGCGAAAGTGACGTTTATCTGTTTGCAGGCGTGACCGGTGATATGAACCCGGCACATCTGAACGCAGAGTATTCGAAAGAAGGCGTGTTCCATGAAAGAGTGGCTCATGGCATGCTTTCCGCCAGCTTGATTTCTACGGTTCTCGG